TGCTGATAGACCAGCAACTACAAGAGGTATCAGTTTAGATCAGTATTTCCATGATGAGTTCGCATTCTCTAATCCTGAATTTTATACGGATATAATTAAGCCTGGTATTCGGGCTAATAAGTATATCTACAAAGATTTGCGAGCGGGGCGAAAAGGGTGCAATCATCCGCTACATTGGCTGAGTGCTTTCTTCTCTTCAGCCCCACGAACTCTGGAAGGGGCACATATCTACAACTACGAAGCTCTTTCTAAGAAATATCCAACTCGATATGCGTGGCTTGAAGGAACTGCGTACGATAATATTGAAAACTTACCGGGCGATATGATCAACTCTATGAAAGAGGACATGTTACCGCTTGCCTTTGAAATAGAGGTATTGAATCGCCGACCTAAGCGAATAGATAGTGCTTTTTACTCGGCATTTGACGCAAAAAAACACTGCTATTCAAATTTCGGATATAAATACAATGAAGACAATGGGCTTTGGGGAGTGAATAGCAATGATTACGACAAGCTTAAGCCGTTAGAAATTAGCTTCGATTTTAATGCTGATTTTACCTGTATGCTAATCGGGCAAGATCACAATAAAGAGTTTCGTGTTCTTGATGAGGTCTGGGTGAAAGAGTCAACAACAGATTTAGTATCAGCACTAACTGATAAGTTCAAAGCTAAATATTCTGCCCACCTAAAAAAGACGGTGTTTCTATACGGAGATCATGGCGGAACGAAAAGAAACGCCGGATCAAATAAGACCTTTTTTGATACCATCATTCAAAAACTGAGGCAAAATAAAGAGTGGATAGTTTTTGACCAGGTGCAAAAAAGCTACCCTCCTTTTGCAAGCCGTTATAAAGTACTCAATGCACTTCTTAGCGAATCAGATAAGAGATTTCCACGTATTAGAATCAATGAGATACAATGCTCAAACCTTATACTTAGTCTTCAATATACTGAAACAATAAAGAACACATTCGAGAAGAATAAGAAAGCAGAAAACAATAAAAGTATTCCTGCTGAGCAAGCAACACACCTCTCAGATGCTTTTGATTATTTGCTTTTCAAAAAGTATTCAAGTCTAATCGAAAGTTCTTCAGCTCGAAGCACATTGCCAACGGTGTAACATGTACACTTTCATATATTCACAAACAAGAATTTGGCAATTGCCAAAATGCTAAAGTGCGGGGGAGTTAGGAAACGAAAAAATGTAATTCTGTATAGTGTTTTTATTGTCAACGTGCTGATTTTAAGAGAGGTAACTAAAAAAAACTATGGAATCTGCAATTTTCAAGGGTATAAATTAAAGTTGTCCTATCCTGAAAAGCTGGAATGTTTGAGTTTTGTATAAAAAAAGGATGCGTTTTGACATTGCATTTTCGGAAGTGTGGAAATTGTATAGGGCGAGCGGGATGAGCAGCGAAAGTCCATGGTTCTCGATTGGGTATAGGAAAAAGAACGGTGTTTGGGGTCATAAAGCGAAAGTGCGGCGGGTTGCGGGAAAGGGCGGTGGCGGTGTGCCAGCCCGAACTGATATGCATAATATTAGCCGAGAGGTTAGAATTGCCGGAACGATGGAACTTGAAACGGACGGCGGACACCGATTTGAAATTAAGGCGATTGGACTGATGGAGTTCAACGAAAAAAAAATTGACCACAGATTTTAATGAAAACAACTGCTATTACTGACAAATTGAGCCTTCATACTTCTGGCGAAGCAACAGCAGCCCTTGAAGGTTTTGGAGAGAAGGTTGACGAAAACACCGGACAAGGTTACAACACGATTACGGTTGAAAAGAAACAGTACAAGTATTATCCGTGGGGTAAAAATAACAGATTACCACACGACATGATGAAGCTCGTACGGAGTAACGGTGATGTTGCCAATTTGCTCGAAACGAGGGCGGATTTCTTGTATGGGTCTGGTATTGGTTTTTTCACCCGAAATGAAGCTGGTGAAGCGGTAGCTTTTACGGACGAAAAGCTGAAACAGTTATGGCTGGACTTGGATATGGATGATCTGGTGGACGGGCTGATGACTCAGATTGTGTTTACTGGGCACGGCTTCATTAATGTATCTGCGAAGGATAATATACTGAATTATAGCTTGGTGGATTCTTTGGTTGTGCGGGCGGTGGTTGCCTCTGAAACTGAGCGTGATGTAAGTAAGTACGTGCTTTCTTCCCGCTGGGATGAATTTAATGTGCGTAAAAACGGGGTTGTTGTTAATAGCTTTGACTACGCAAAGCCTTACGGGTTGCAGGAAAGCTTGGTGAATTTACATAAGCCGCAACCAGGGCAGTTTTATTACAATTTCCCGCAGTGGTGGGCTTTAGTGGAGTGGATTAAGTTAGCGAACAGGATACCGATATTGTATAGTAACAACCTTGATACTGAAGGGAATGTGGGTATGGTATTGCGAGTGGCGGAAAAGCTCTTTGACATTGCGGCACAGAACGCACCGAAGGATAGCAGCGGTAAGGAAATGAGCAAAGAAGACCTTATTGATGCTTTTAGGATTACGGTTGATAAGTTTCTGTTTGGCACGGATAAAAATAAGATTCTACTTGATGTCTGCGGCGTGGATGCTGACGGCAAATTGGAGAAATGGATTGAGTTTGAGCCCGTAAAGAAGACAATGACTGGTGAACAGTACTCAGCCCTTTACACCCAAGTTTTACAAGCTCTTTCTGGAGCTACGGGTATTTTGGGCGGGCTTGCTGGGGTGAGCGATGGCAAGATGAATAGTGGTGGCGGTACGGAGATCCGGCAAACGGCTCTTTACCAACAGTTTTATAGAACACCACGTGAGCGTAAGTTGATTTTGAACTTTCTGAACCGTGTTTTTGTACCGGATGCTCAAAAACGTTTGAACGGACTGCCGAGCGGCATTTTCTGTGATTTTAAAAATATTGTGTTGGAGACTTTGGATAAGAACCCGACTGGAATTAAAAGCGTGAAATCTAATGCTAATTAAGAGTAATTCTGAACTACGGGCTCACATGGGCGGGGCTATTAATACCTCTTTGGGTGTTGGTGGCGGTGATGATGAAAATGACAGAATTCTGAATTTTGTACCGATTGCTGAAGGTAAGTACATCAAAAAGGCTATTAGCCCGGAAATGTACGCGGAACTTGACGCTGCTTATAATGGTACGATTACAGTGGAATTGCAGCCGCTTTTTGATTTGGTTCAGAAGGCTACGGCATTTTATACTTATGGCGAGTACCTGGCATACGCTCTTTTGGAGGAAGGTGATACTGGTTTGGCGGGTGATGATAAGAAGTCTGCTAAAATGTGGCAGTATTACGAACGTTTGAATAAGACGTTTGAGCTGGCAAGTGATATGATTGAACTGGCTCTTGATGAGCTGTTTACTGGAAACTATGCGGCGTTTCAGAATAGTGATACGTTTTCTGGGTTGTACGGGTTGCTGATTAATTCAGGGGCGGTGCTACGGAGAGCTTTGCCACCGAGTGGTGGCAGTTACCGTTTTCTCCTCACGTTGTGGCCTTATTTGGCGGATGTTGAAGCACGTGAGCTGATTGAGCTAATGGGTTCAGCTACTTATGAAGGGATTTTGGCAATACGAAACGGTACGGCGAAACCTACGGATGCAAACGCTGATGTAAAATTGAAGCTGTTGTTTCTTTCTGAAAAGGTTGTGGGTCATGCTGCTTACGTTGAGGCTTTGCCGCAGGGCTTGCAGGTTGTGATTAGTGGAGAAGGCAGCTTGCGAGTTTTGAGCGAATTTGACGGGATAAGGAACAGAAAAAACCCGACGGATGAGCAGTTTGATCGGTTGCTGCGGAGTGTGCGAGAAAAGCGTGACCAACTGCGGGCTGAGCTGAAAGGGTTTCTGGACAAAAACAAAGATGTGTTTCCTGATTATGCGGCGAACTTTTACAAGGAAGGGCATAAGCCCGCTTTTTTGAGAGCTGAAGAGTATACAACGATTTTCCCTTTAAGATAATGAAAAATTTCATTTTTGGAGCCGCATTGGTTCTTGACAGAATTTGGCAGGAAATTAAGCAGTACTGGTTTGTTGTGGTGATTGTGCTGTGCTTATCGGTGGGGTATTTGATTCCGAAGACGCTGATGGATTTTGGGAAAACAAAGCCAAACGCGGAGCAGGTAACGATGCTGAAAAAACGAAACGAAATATTACAAGCTCAGGAGCTGGTTGCGGCAAAGCGAGCTGAAGAACTTGAACAGGTACAGGTAATAATTATTGAACACTACAAAAATGAACGGAGCAAAGTTTTTTCTATTCCTGGTGATAGCTTGCAGTTTTACGCCGATAGCTTGTACGGGGCAAACGGCAACTGATTCTGTGCGGATTCATAAAGATGGATTCCGAAAAATATTGTTGCAGCAAGTGGAGCTTCGAGCAGCTACTGAGCTGCTTGCGAATTGTGAAGAGCGGCTTTTGAATGAAAGGCTTAATTCTTCTTTGAAGGATGCCCGGATTGATAATTTTCAAAAAATTACGGAAGCGGATGCAGCGACGATAAAAATACTGAAGCGGAAAATTTTCTGGAAAAATGTTAAGTCTTATGCGTTGTGCGTTTCTGCCGGAATATTAACCTATAAGTTGATTTTGAAATGATACCGATTGAAATTGACGGGGTGCGGTTGAATTTGGCAACGCGTTTTGATGCGATGCGAAGTGAACAACTGCTTGAATTAATGCCGTTTGTGATTTTTACGGATCAGGAACGTGCTGCCCTTCGACAAGCTCAGGGTGACAACTTGGGGCAGGATTTTGGGTGGATTGAGATTTTACGGGTACTGCTGAAAGATGCCTGGCTGGTTATGGACGGAAAACCGAAGGCTTTTAAGAAGTTTTGGAACGAACTGCAACTTGATGTTTTTCAGTTTGAAACTCTTAAAGAGCAAGTGAAATGGGTTTTAGAGCCGATTGACTGCAAGCCTCTTGCGTTTTTTGAGTTTGAGGGGGTACGGTATTATTTTCTTGAGGATAGATTTAAGAATGTTTGTGCGGCTGAATGGACGGCGGGTATTATTGATTTTTTAGAATTGAAGGAAAACCCGAACTTGATTGACTTATTGGTTGCTAATTTTTGCCGACCGGAGCGGACGGATATTGAAAGCTTCCGTGGTTCTGATAAATGGAACGGTGATGTGCGTGAGCCTTATAACCGCTCTAAGGCAGAAGAGCGAGCGAAGAGCTTTGAAAAGTTGGATGTTGCGGTGAAGGTGCTGTTTTTGAAGTGGTACCAGTATTTACTGACCGTTTTTTTTGATGAATATCGGGAGCTGCTTGGCTCTGGCGGTGGTGAGAAGCGATACGCTGACGGGCGGGGCTTTGTGATGATTTTGAAGAATGCGGCGAAGGCTCATTATATGGGAGATTTTGACAAGGTAAGCCACGAAGACGTGAACTTGGTTTACGCTCTTCTTTTGGATGATTATTACGATTTACTTGAAACGAAGCGAAAAAATGGTTGAGATCAAGGACGAAACTGACATTGAGATTTACTTACGGGCAATTATTTCTGAAATAACTGAAATCAAATCTTTCAAATACGTGGATGTGGACGACGATCTGGAGGAGATTGTGAGCGGACATATGGCGAATCACTACAAAGGCCCGGTGGTGTTTTTTAGTATGCACGAACAAAAAATGAGTTTAAGCAGCTCTTTGCACACGCTCAAGCCACAGTGCCAACTTACGGTTTTGGCTTCTTACAAAAAAAACAACCCTGCCGATTTGATAACGGTACGGCAACAAACAAGGGTTTGGATAACGAAGCTGATAAACCGGATGCAGGAAGATTACGAAAAAGCACGGGAAGCGGCGTTTGAAAGCCCGAACCCGGCTGGTGGTGGATATTGGACGTTTAAGCTGCACAACGGGTTGATTTTGCCGATTGGCAATATAAATAACAGCGGCACACGGGGCTGGAGTATGGATTTTGAAATTAGTTTTCCGGTAACTGAAACACGAATATGAGCTTAGAGATCAGGGCAGACAAATATGCTTATCAGGCGGTTGACTTGAGCGGCAACCCGATTGCGGTGACGGTGGAGAGTGTTGATATTACAAACACTGACCGGGCTGGGCTGCGGTATTTTGTTGAGATTTTACGCCCGATTGGTTATCAGGCGGAAACGTACGAGGTTTTCAGAACGCTGACGGGATATGAAACGCCGCCGCTCTTGAGCGATGGCAGCTTTGTTTTTAAGGGCTGGACGGTGTTTATTGAGGAATACCTTGATGCGATGCTGAAGCAAGAGTATCCTGTTTTTACGGATGGCATTGCGAGACACCCACGGTCTGTTTCTTCTTACCGCACGAAAAGTTGGGCGGAACGTGACGGGGTAGTGGTGGCAGGAAGTGAGGTTTTTAGCCCGATAAAATACGTATTGAAGGGGAGCATGAACGAGGATTCTTACGCTCTTTGGAAAAATGATTGGTATAAGGCTGGAGATTGGCTGACGAATATGCCAAACTGGACGGCGTTTCATTACGATGCTCCGATTTTGCTGAGTTTCCTTTTTAATTTGAT